TGAGGAGTTACGAGCTACAGGATAGCCTCGTTTTTTTAAGTCGATAGAGTACTCGGGAGTCCTAAAGCCACTCGTTATCTTAAACGGTACACCAGCTTCGTCTCGCGCCCTATCTAATAGATTGAGGAACTCCTCATCCATAAACTCTGCTCCGCTACCTGGGAGATCGGGAGAGTCGAACTCTTCTAGCTTAAAGTGAAGCATCCGATGAGTGATATGATAATACAAAGCAAGTCGTGCCCATCCATTTTACCGAACGTCTTGAGCTTATAGCGTGTATTGCCGAGGTTTAAAAGTATTATGCAGATGTAAGGGATATAGCTCATTTGTCTCTGTTTTGTCTATGTGTGATCGCCTTCTCTACGTTAACCCAAATAAGAGTCACGCCTCCGATTATGGCTATAATATAATTTAAATCTGCGAGCCAAACAGCTGCGCCCCAGGTAGCCCATAATATATTCAGCCCCCACATCTTCGCATCTATCATGGCTTCGAGTGATTTGCTCCCGCTGTTTCTGTTAGTGCTTGTTCCATCTTCTCCATAAGTGCTGTAAGTTCTGCGATTGTCATAGTTGCTTTATATTTCGTTTGGGTCGTTTGGAAACCATCCGTTTTCTTCCATGTATTCTTGTGTTCTTACCGTTGAGCTACTTGGTATAATATGACCAAAAGGAAACTCTTGGTTTGTTTGAATATACGAAGCTAGGGCGAAGCGTTCTTCTGCGAGTAGTTCGGGAAAGCAAGCCGTTAGCCTTTCGAGATTTGCTGCATCGCTAACTTGAATTATGAAATCTGTATCCACTTGTAAAGCGTTCTGTATCCCGTCGAGGTGCTTGACTTGACCAAAAACAGTCATATTCGACTCGTTGCTTGACTGAGTTAATAGTGGGCGACTAATACAATACAGCTCACGTGTAATTTGCTTCGCTCTTTGTTCGCTTGTTTGCGTTGCCGTTGGTAGTATTATGATGTAACCGTTCATTAGTAGATAGAATAAAAGGTATTAATGTTTGTTTCTATGCCTGTGCGGTTGGCGGTTTCGTCAGATCCGTAGATGACAACCTCTTGCGCTTTTCCTTGCATTAAAAAATTACTCCTGTTAAACATCACCCCCACCGCATCACCTGAAAAGTCAAGAGCCGTCAAGCTTTGACCCGCGCTTGTATATGCGTTGTAGATGTCACCTCGCGTATTCGGACTTACGGAGAAACCATCTTTATATATGTTGTTCATAGTGTAGCCAAATACACCCGCTGAACCTGAACCAGATTGCGCTAAAGGTATAACGTCCGTACTTGTTGTTTCAGCAAGTAAAGACCACTTTGTATCGCTTGAATCAACTGAATGCGTAAGAAATCCAAACTTTGAACCTGTCCCACCAGCGGCACTCATGCTTAAGCCGTCAGAACTTCCATCAAACAACATCGCAGGTTTCCCGTTCTCTAATAACACCGCCGCCGTTGCGCCGTCGTAAATCTTCGGCATCTTCGACGTAGCTGATTGCGTCGCGTTGTTCGCGTTGCCGCTTTGGTCGTACCAAGTCTTAACGAATCCGTCGTTACTTCCACAATGCGCCGCGAGTGCTACAGTGTCAAGTTCATTTAGCGTGAATCCTATATCTGCGTAACTCGTGCCGTTGTAAACCTCAACAGCATCACCTGCATAAGCTGTGCGAAGTTTGCGTAATGAATACGCCGCCGCCGCTCCTGTGTAAGTGTCAAGTAAACCCGTAAAGCCCCCAGACTCTTCCCATGTCATTTTGAAAGAAAGGGGAACCCTACCGCCCGTAGTTTCCTTTAGTTCGGCAAGTAGAGCCGCTTTAACTGTGGCAAATGTCGCATTGTTTGCTGGTGCGGGAGTAAACTCTCTCCACGTGCCAGTGTCAGGATCAGCGAAACCTTTTTTCTGATAGTAAATTTTTCTGTTGATTGTACTGCTACCCGTCGGAGTATCGCTCTGTGCGCTCTCAGCTAGTCCGTCCCCATCTGCTTGAGCAGCATAATAAAGCTCCACCGTCTCCGATGCCCCAGCTCGCAGTGCTTCTGATTCTGTTTCATAGCGTTGATGATATTGAGAAAGGGAGTTGTTTATCCAATTGGATCCACTCCACTTGAGGATGTCGTTTACAGCAACATTTGTCACTAGTACATCGCTTAGTGTCTCCAAATCTCGGGAGGATCTTGGAGCCCAACTAAGGAAACCTCTTCCGTCCGTCTTTAAAAACTCATCGATTGCACCATCTGCAAGAGGAGCCATATCGCCAGATGTGTTGATAGTTATAATCTCCGTACCAGAAGCAGATTTACTAACTGGTAAGTTTATCCCCACTTTAGTACCTGAACCATCTGAAGTGAGAACACCAGTGATCCCATAGGAATCGGTAACTACGTAACTCAACTTTGTCGTGTTATCGCTTACGATGTTAACTGGTCCTGGTCCCTTTATACCAGGCACAGAATCAGGCTCTGTTACTCCAGGCGTTATCTTGCTGTTATCTTGATCGACTGTTATCCCTGTTATATTTCGAGAGAGATACATACACTGCATATCATACTCGCATCGGTTTGCAATGTAACGAAGCCCAGTGACCTGGTAAAAGTTACCGCTGTCTGCTGTGTTAGTTAGTATCGTGTAGGGGTGAATGTAAGTAGATCCTCTTTGATACAACGTACCTCTCTCAATCCTTTTCGCATTCTCATTTGATGCAAGTCTCTCACGAACTCCGAGCCCGTTAATTGAGAGCGAAGCTGTCGAGCTTTGTAAGTTGGTCCACTCTGTAGCGTCAATGTATGCGTAGTTTCCATCTGAAACTTGAATAACACCGAGATCGCTGTCTGTTATTCTGTCCCCTATTAGAGTATCTCCCTGGTCTAATTTATAACGTGCGCTATCTGGATTTGTAGCCGTTATATCTATCGTTCCAAACTCTTGAGCCTGAGCTTGTGTGTAGACATTCGCTTGAAAATTTGATATCATAAAAGTAGCTGAACTATCTACTAAATCAGTATCATCTGCTCCTAGCTTTGTTACTCCTTTAAGCTCTTGGACGGAAAGCTCTAAGCCTTCAGCCGCTACAATCTCAGGAGTGAGAAAGTTAAAAGCTATATATAACACCCCATTTGTACCTATCCTTTTGTTAAAGGTATCAGTTATGATCTCGTAATTGGAAGCCACCCCACTCCAGGCAGCCGCGCCTTGGATTGCGTTGTAGTAGAAAAAATCATTTTCATCTGTGTCGTTTACCGAGTCCCAGTATTGAGCAAAATTGAAGTTGTTTGCTGAGTATGTTGTGCCTCGAGAAAGATATTGAGAAGAGCCCCCAGCGTCTCCTAAGTGAACTCTTAACCCTAATTTGAGCCTAGATATCTTTGCTCCATTTATTGAGGTCCCATCTCCTGGATACTCGTATCTCAGAACTCCCGAGATTAAGAACTTTCTCCCTACTGGATAGCTTACGTCCTCATCGTCGAGGATAGTGTGAGCGACTATATCAGCCTGAGTATAGTTCGCGTCTTTTACTACTGGCTTATCTCCTTGATAATTTCGCGTTCTTTTCACCTCCTTAAATGAAGGTGCGCTTGTTCTCTCCCACCCGTTGAGCTTCTCCCACTGTGCAGAGTTAGAGCCAAATATCGCGCCCGTTGTAACGTTTGCGACTGTGTTGTATGTTACGGTCCCATCTCCTAGCATATAATTTACAATAGACGTACCACTCGAAGCGTGTGACTGAATAGCTCCAAGAGGGACCCACCAGATAGAGCCCTGAGCCATAAACACCGAAGCGTTAAAAGTGAGAGCTAGACTTTCCAGCACTTTATAGCATGAAAAATATTCGTTATCTCCGTTCTCGTTTTTATTATAGAAAGCTGTATGAGCTATATCTGCTTTGTTGAGCTGTTCGTTTTGGGCTCCAGCTATGTAATCCTTATACTCTTTAGCTATAAAATCCTCAAAGAACTTTAACTCGACATCTGTTGCGCTCCATACGTCACTAATATGCAGCTTCTGTATTAAGTTGTGCAGATGTTCTGTGATAAGCTTAACGCCTGTGTATGCTACTCCATCATTGTTGTAGTCAATGCCTTTTAAATTGGCTAAACCATCAACAGCCGTAAGAGTAACGGGAGCGTGTGGATAGTCATCTGGTATAACTGTTTGTTCTGGCATTATCGTGCCAGCCCACCAGAACTCATTTGCTGAGTCTGGGTCTCTGTAAATCTCTATTCTAAAGGTTCCCTCTTCTGAGCTGTCCAGAGCGTTATAGAACGCATCAAAATAAGCAGTGTTAGGGATTGGATGATATAGCGTTATCTGTACTCTACTACCTACTACGGGCTTACATCTGTCGTACTCGTCGAAATCATAATTGAGATTAAAGCCATCAGGTCCGAGGTTAAATGGTAAGTCTATAGATCCAGGATCTAATGAGCTAACTACTTTAACCTTCCAGTCTGTGTTATTTATATCTGTGAACTCAGATACTGCTACTGTGTACGCCATTTAGAATCTATTTCTATCTCGTGAAGCTCTCGAGTTACTTATTACAATATCGTCTCCAGAGATACGCCCGTACACCTGGACAGTGTTACCTCCTAACATCCCCTTGAGCTTAGAGAGTGGAGCCACAACTTCGGGATCAATATTCGCGCCTTTATTATCTCCCACCATTGCGAGCGTAGGACCGTAAGCAAGCCCCCCCTCTGCGAGAGCTGGAATACCAGCATCTGAAGCGCTTCGTGAGATATGTCCTTTTATCCCAGCTCCGAGAGCTACGAGAGCGATACCAGCGAGAACCGTTTTGACTCCTCCTAAATCGATTAAACTCTTCTTTATAGCTTCTATAACTGTACCATGAGCAATCGCATAAGTACCTAGATTGATCGCCATCTGCCCGAGTGCGTTACCTAGGAAAGCTCCCATATTCTCAATGGGTTTTTGAGCTCCTATAGCTGTGCCTACCATCTCCGCGACTCCTGTAATCATACTTGCGACTCCTGCGCTTATCGCTCCGTTAATGTCGTCTGCCATATTCTTGACACTATCCGCGACTACTTCAGCTGTATTCTCTACAGCGACAGAGAAGTCATCTAAGAACGCAAGGAGCTGAGGTGTGGAGCTTACGACAAAATCTTGAATCCCATTGCTGAGAGTTTGAAAGGTAGTCGTACCCATCCCCTGGAGCTCGAAGAGAAAGCCTGTAATATCGTCAACAGCTTTTTTAAGTGGAGCCGTATCTGGTACAGGAATAACTACGACTGGAGCTGTAGCTGCTCCTGTCTCATCTGTAGGAGTCGGTATATCTGGAGTCGCGTACTTTTCAAGTAGCCTTAACTTTTCCTTTTCAAAAGACTCGATATTAATTAACGTTTGATCTCTTTGATCTTGTAAAGCTTGGAGCTCTCCCTCAATCTGTATTCTGTTTTTCTTTGTTGCTTCTCTTGTAAAACGATTTGCGTTCGCTTCGATATCTATTGCTTCCTGTAATGTAGCACGTTTATCGTTAATCGCTGCTTCATCATCTGCGAGAGTACCGAAAAGAGCTGAACCTTGTTCAGCAAATGACTTCTCCAGATAGTTTTTCCTTAATGAAGCTGTATAGTTGTCTAGATTTTTTACTAGATCGTTATAAGTAGTATTCTCCGCTGTTAGATTCCCGAAGTGAGTCGCATCTATTGTCGCGAGCCTCCCTAATATCCTTTTTCTATCTTCAAGAGATTTTGTCTCGTCTTTATATTGACCGACTAAATACCGCACCTCTGTGCTGTGATCCCTCACAAATGCATTCGCTCTTTCTAGTGTAGAGGGGATGTCTTTGTTTGCTTTGACAAGTGCAGCAACTGTCCCTATAAGAGCTGTTACTCCTATAACCGCCAAGCCTATTGGACCAGTCATGGCAACGAACGCGCTTGTTATTAAAGGAAGCCCCGCGATTATTTGAGGGATTATAACAAGTAATGGACCGAGTGCAGCAGCAACACCTCCGAAGATTAATATCATCTTTTTAGTAGATGGCGAGAGATCTACAAAACTCTGTGCCAGGTCTACAACGTAATCTAATAAGTCGCTTAATATTGGAAGTAAAGACTCCGCGAGAGAAGCCCCCGCAAGCTTCAAGTTGTCAAGTGCTGTGCTGAACTTACCAGAAGCCGTTTGAGAGAGTCTTTCCATCGCACCTTCAGCGAAGCCCCCCTCTTTAGATAAGCCCTTTAAATAGTCGTTAAACTGCTGAACAGTGACAGCCCCAGCTCCGAGCTCAGAAGGAAGCAATCCAGTTGCATCTGCTAAACCTTTGAATACTGGTATCCCTCTCTCTGCGAGCTGGTTTAAATTTTCGAGCTCAACCTTACCTTTGGCATTAACCTTCGCAAAGATGGCAGCTATCTCGTTAATGGGTTGCCCCGTTGTAGCTGCGATATCTCCTAAAAATTGGAGCTGTTCATTTACCTCTCCTATTCCTGTACCTGATGCTATAAGCTGTCGAGCTGCTGTAGCAACTGCTTCTATCTGAAATGGAGTCTTAGCTGTGAAGTCGTTTAATTGCTTCATCATAGCTGCTGCCTCAGAAGCTCCTCCAGCGAGAGAGATGAAACCAGTCTCCATCTTCTCGAGATCCGCTGCACTCTTTACAGCCATAGCTGCAATACCTAGCAAAGGTAAAGTGATAGATTTAGTCATCGAAGTCCCGAGCTTCGTGAAGTTACTCGTCATCGAGCGCATATTGCGCTGGACCTTACCTAAGCTCTTATTTAAGCCTCTAGTATCTGCTCCTATCCGTACAACTAAATCTCCTAGCTTTGCCATGTTACTTCTTTTCTACTGCGATAGCTTTAAAAATATCCCAGCCTTTATTTTCGCTCTCCACTTTCTTCTCTTCTTTCTCCCAAGGGAAAAGAGCTAAATCTTTGGGAGATATTTTGCTCCCTTTTTTCGTGTGGACATTTAAGAGAAGCGAAGTCTGCCACCTGGTTCGCTCCCAGTTGGAACGCTCCAGCATCTCCTCACTCTCTTTCTTTCCCTTTACAGCATTT